CGGCGTTTCTTGTGACAGCTCAACATTGACTTGGTTTTCAGCTTGGGTAGACGTTCCAATCTCATACAGATATGCCTGGTCTTGAGTGCCAAGCCTGTAATCAAGCGCTTGATAGCTGAAGTTAAGGTCAGCGCGAGGGATGTCAGTGGTTGTTGGAACGTCTGCGCCAGGGCGCAAGACCGGGGTGTTGTTGAAGAAGATGCTTTTTAGCGCAGCGTTTCTCCACTGCTGCGTGCCAACGGTGTAGTCCTTTTGTGCCTCAAATCCCTCAATCTCGCCTTCACTAATTAGATCAACGATGCGGGCGTATTGCTTGGAGTTGAGGTTGTCAGCCTCAATCGTTGGTGCAGCAGGTGCCGCCTGAACAGTCTGAGAACTGCCACCACCGCCAGCGCCAATAATTTTGTCGCTCATGTCTAGACCTGCTCCGTATTGATGCCAGCCGATATGACAACGCTACCTGTGATAACCGATCCGTAAGCCAAAGGCACTGGAACGCCTTGACGTGCAACGTTCTGAATCCCGCTAAAGCTGTAGGAACTGCGGGGATCTGTTGGATTGTCTTGAGACCCTGTTGGCAGTGTCGCTGATGTAGGTGTTGGCGTAAGCAATTGGCTGACGCCAGAAAATGCCATCGCCACACCAATCGAGCCGATGAATGCTGAAGCGCCAGCGCCCAAAGTGAATCCTGCGTGCAAACCCTGAGCCAAGGGACCAAACGTGCCAAATGCACCCTGACCTAAACCCAGAAAGCCGCCGCCGACAGGAGCAGCAAGGATGGCAAAAGCAATCAAGGCAACACCAGCAATGATTCTGCCGGTGGCACCCGCACCACTAATCACTGGAACAATCCGAATCGGCTCGGACATTGGTGCTGGCATCCCAAGTTGCTCGGGTTGGTCGCCTGCCTCCAACTCATGCCGCCCCACGCTCACCTTGTAATGTTTGTCGGCCATGTGAGCAGGCAAACCAGGGAAATTGGCACGCAAAAACTGAACCGCTTCGGCAGGACTTTTAACGTCAGCCTTGAAGCTTTTGGCGCCGAGAAACTTTGCCAGTGAGCCGTAGACCTTGACTACTCGCAGCATCGTCAGCACCTGCTGGAATGTCTGAGCACGCGCCCCGTGTTCTTTTGATAATAGCCGCCATAGATGTCACGGGAACTAAGCCGCCCGCGAACGTGATGCAAAAACTGCTGATCCCCGACGTAGACCGCGCAGTGGTTTAGCCCAGGCGCACCAAGTGACATCAAAAATGCATCGCCAGCTTGGATTTGCTTGCCCGTTACATCAACGAAGCCAGTCGCCGCAAAGCAGTCCTCAAACATCGGGCTATGCGTAAAAGCGTCAGGATCGTTTGGGCGGTCCCAATCCCGCAGCTCTAGACCCCATTCCTCCTGATACCAGTCGCGGACCAGCGTCCAGCAGTCAGTCACGCCCCAGACCCATTCACGCCCAATCAGCGGTGCGCGGTAACCCGCAGGCTTGTGCTCACACCAGTCGCCACTTGTCGGGTTGACGATGAACCAAGGCAGCCCAGAGCTTTCGCATGCGATCTTGTCGGCTTCGCTTGGGACAGCTGGTGTTGTCGGGTGGCTGTGGACAATGGCATAGATCTTGCCTGCATCCTCTGCCGCTGCGTAGTCATCCGGGTCAAGGATGAAAAAGTCAGTCGCCGCGACCGCCAGGTTTTTGCATGGCCAATACTTCCGGCGACCTTTAACGACAACAACTAGCCCGCAGGCTTCGCGTGGTGCATCCGCTTTTGCGTGCTCCAGTGCATCATCCTTCCAAGCCATCGTCAGCTCACCAACGTGCCAATGCCAGGGAACGACCCGAATGGCAATGCCGCCGTGATGCCAAATCGCGCTTGGCAGCTCGAAAGCCGTTTGCCGCAAACGTCGTTAAGAGCGGTGCCGTTGGGGATGTAAGCCAAAGGCTCACCAGACCGCGAGACGCCCGTATCCCACAGAACGTTATTGCTTGCGTCATAAACAACGAGATTGCCGTCGTTTTGAATGACAGCCCTGTTTGCATTGTTGTTGGTTGCCGTAACCTTGAACGCTGCTCCAACGCTGTTCAAGTTACCTGTTGGCGTATTTCTGAAGGGGTTAAGTATTCCGTTGAGATTAAAGTTTGCATAGAAAGTTTCATTTGTACGAAACTCTCCGGTGCTGCCTGTCACGGTCGCTGTTGGGTACGAGCCAGTTGTGGTGTCAGCCCAACCGTAACTTTGCCCGCTCCAGTGATTGCTCAAGGCAACGGATGTAGCAGTGAATTGCAGAGTCACGGATCTGCCGTCACTCAAGTTGAACGTTTCGCTGGCAGTGCGGTTTATGCCTGCACCGCTAACAGCCCCCATGATTTCATAAAAGAACGCAAGTCGGTGACCTTCATACGGCGGCTGCGGGATCCAAGCCCTGTCAAAGTCATAGTCACCTCCCGCGTTTAAGAGGTTGAAAATCACAGACGTTGGGGAACCTTTAAGCGCCGTGCCTGTTTCCCACACCACTTGGTTGGCAGCGGTGTAGAGCACCAAGTTGCCGTCTGTTTGCATAGTTAACCGATAGCCGCCAGAGCCGCTGGTCTTGGTCTGCCACAAAAACCCGTTTTCGACGACTTGATTTTTGGCGCGTGTAAAAAGGTCACCCAATGGACCCAGCCGGGCGATGTACCAGCCGTTTTGGGAAACCAGTTGCTGCTCGGAAAAGATGCTCTGTCCTGCGTACAGGTTGTCGTTGCCTGCCGGGAAGTTAGGTGCCGGAGCGGCTTCTAGTGGCGTGTTCGCTTCGTCGAAATACCGCGTGCCGGTATAGCCGCATTCGGCAGAGCGGTATACCCATTGGCAGATATTGGAAATACATTGCCGTTTCGGCGCCCGTACTCCAACGAGGTCAAATGCTGCTGCCAGCTCGAACTCTACAAAGTCACGGTTTTCAGTGACCTTGCGATCGACGTAGTAAATCTCTTGTGGCGCCTCCGCTGTTGGGTCAGGTACGCCGTAAGGGTTTTGGCTGCCGTCAAAATTTTCGGCATCAAGAAAACGACTCAGGGTGCGAATCCTGATGAACTTCGCGCCAGTTAAATCGTTACCCGTAGTGGTTTGGTTGATGGCAATCATCAACGCGGTGATGCTGCTCAGCAGGTTGCCAACACGGACCTTGGGGCGTGGCAGCTGACCATTGCCTGTGTACTCGAAACCCTCAACCTCAATAGGAAACGCCGAGTAGCTATAACCCTTCCATTTGATGTCGCCGGTTGTAGGGGCTTTTTGATTGCAGCCGTTGTGGAACCTGTAAATCTCGTTTGTCCCATGCAGCTGGTCGTTCAGGTGCAGCTCATACAGGTCGATGATCGCAAAAGGGGAGCTTTTAATAAGCTCCTTGAACATTTCGCTCATGGCTCGAACACCTGGATGAAGGTGGCAGTGATTGTATTGATATTTGTATATTTCAATTCACGATTCCAAGAGCTGCAAATGTATTTTCCTGAGCTGCCGCCCGCTGGCGGTGTCCAGTCAAAGCTTTCACTTCCAGCTCTTGCGTCCAAAAAGCTTTCAATCGCATCAGCATCACTATTGCTAGTCGCAGTCCAAGTTAAATCCCAAACCTTAGGATTTTGATTCAAACCATAAATCAATCTTTGGCTATAACCATCGCCATATTGAACGGTGCGAACTGTTGGCTCACTCTTCTTGGTCAAACCAAAATCTGGCGTTGTACCGCCAGCGCTTGTACCAACAGTGGCATCGTCGAAAGTAGCCATTATGCGAGCAGACCTCCAGGACGCTTCTGTTTAATCAATTCTGCCTGCACCGCAGCGCCAATGGCACGTCCCAGCTGAGCAGCATCAGGCTGGTTGCCTTGGACTTCAGAGCCAGACGCATCAACGTTGACATTTACGTTCACACCGCCGCCAGCGCCATTTTTCATTGTGACAGGAATGCTGCGGCCATCAGGGAGCGGCACATAAGCCTCAGGGCGGCTGCCTTCACCAAACATTGCAAGCTGTGGGCTGTTAGCAATACCACCGCTCGCATAACGTTTTAGGGCTACTGGACCATTGCCAGTCATGATTCCACCCGCAGCAAACAAGCTGGGAAACAACCCTTTCATGCCTGCGCGAATGCCAAATTCAAGAAACAAGCGAGCAGTCGATCGTAGTAAGTCGGTCAAAATTTCGCGCAATGACTTGGCTTGATCGAACAAGTTCATAAAAGCATCAGAAAGCGCAGAAACAACGTTTTGACCAATCTGCTTGAACAGCTGCATGCTTTCAGAGGTTTTTTTGTTGATGCCCTCGTAAGCCTCGTCAATGCGCTTCAATTGTTCTTCGGTAAGCGTTGCCCCGTCTTTTTGCAGCTGCTGAATTAAGTTATCTTTCTCAATTTGCTTTGCTTGTTTTTCGTCAATAATTCCAGCTTCAATCTCAAGGCTTTTAATTGTTTTTTCAATTTGCTGATTTCGCTCGCCATCTTTAATTATTAAAGCCGCATTACCGCTTGCAATCTGATCACCTAGCTTTAATGATTGCTCGTTGAGCTTTACGTTTGCAGCATTTATAGCAACTCTTTTTCTTTCGGGTTTAAGTTTGCTTTCGTTAATTTTTAAGATTTCGGCGTCATATTCAAGCTGAATTTTTTTAATTGGATTTAATTCGTTTTGTGCAGCAATTAATGCATTGGCCAATTGAACGGAATAATCTTGTGCGCCTTTACCTGTGCCTGCTCCGCTAATTAGATCAATTGAAGGCAACCCTTTTGGCTTGTCCTTGCGCATACCCTGCGCCGCTCTGTTAACTGCCTGCAAACCAAACAATTCCTGTTGCAGCCTGTCAAAGTTTGATTGAGCCTGTGTAATTTGCCTGTCTAGAAAATAGGTTTCTGGTTCGACGCCCTTAGCCTTCTCCGTCAAACTTGGACTTCCTTTAATTAGTTTTCTTTGGTTTTCAAGTCTGGTTATATTTGCCGCTTCTCTCTGCATGGCTTCGGTTATCTTTCTCATCTTGGCTTTGCCGGCAATCCCAAAGAATCTGTTCAACTCGTCTGCAGCAGCGCTAATCGCATTTGCAATGTTTGCAAAAGTTGTTTGAAATGCCGCGCCGATAGGCTGCAACAATGTGCCGACAGAAGCGGACAAATTTGACAAAGCAGTTTTGAGCCTGTCACCAGCCGCTGCTGGGCTATCAGCAATAGTTTTTGCTGCATCCCCATATTCACTAAACAGTTTTTCCGCAAATTTTTGGAAATCCTGCAAGCTCACTTGACCTTTTTCAAGAGCCTTATCAAGCTCTTGGGGCGTCATCCCTAAAGATTCAGCAAACAAACTAAAAGCACCAGGCAAGCGTTCGCCAATTTGTTGACGCAGTTCTTCAGCAGAAACCTTGCCTTTACTAAATACCTGTGAAGTTGCAGTCAATGCAGAATCCAGATCCTGCAAACTTCCGCCTGTACCGCGTATGCCAGCAGTAACACCTTTAAAAGCTTTTTCTGTATCCGCAACATCACCACCAGCGCCAATAACAGAAGCCGAAAGCTTTGTAAATTGACGAGTCAGAATGTCTTGAGGTATTGCCAGCTCTTTACTTGTTGTTGAAATAAATTTCAATGCACGCTGATATTCTTGAGCGTTTTTAGTTACTAACTGAAGTGCCAGTCGTTGTTTTTGCAGATCCGCTGCATACGATGCTGTCCCACCCAATGCTTGACGGGCTTGTCCAACTTGTGCGCCAATTGCACCGCCAACAGCAGCGCCAGCTGGACCAAAAGGAAGCCCAACGAGGGCGCCAATTGCGCCTTCTGGACCACCAAAAATGCCACTAGCAGCGACAGCACCAACGCCTCTGGCTGCAGCCATTGCTCCGCCACCACGGCGTCTCCCCTGCGCCCTTGCAGCAGCCTGCTCAAACCTTTGAGCTTCTTTTGTGGCTTGCCTGAATTCCTTGCTTGTGTAATCAACGCTATTTG